ATGTTTGGCTCATTACCTTTAGTAGCCCATCAGGATCCGATTCCAAGAATACTTACAGGCGCATCAGCCACCTTTATATACTGGAATATAAGCTTATTAATTTTAATAAAGGCGATATTCAAGTCAAGCGTGATGGCTAATCGAGCCGGCTATATTTTAGCTATACAAGCCTTGTTTTTCATTTCAGTGCCATACTCTTTTGTTAATGCACAAAAAAAACAAAACACTTTAGATGTTGCTGTTGCTAGGGAGGCAGTTGAAGATATAGGTCAAGTAGTTGGCTCTAGTGATGGAATACGCATAACTACTCTAGGTGGCACACCTTACGCTCATCAGGTTTATATTAATTCATATCAGCTACCTTTAATAAAAAACATGGTGAGTTCCATGTATGACTTCACGGCGTATCTTTATTTGAGAGATATGTATGTTAAAGGCATGTATTTTAGTTTCGAAAGAAAGAAAACAGATGACAATTTTATAAAAGCCAAGAATTTGGCAAACACAAAAGTAATAAAAAAGGAATACTGTATTTACAGGTTCAGGAATGATGTTTATGTAATATTTAATAGCAAATGGTAGGAGAAACCCTCCTTGAATTTTCAAGGAGGGGTTAATTTACATGCGCTGTATTTTCCAAGGTCTCGTCGTTCTGTTCAGCCCGTTATCCATATAAACCCCTTCTAATGTAAAGATAGTGTTGCCAAGCCTGGTTGCATTAGCAACTTGATGATAGATAGTATATTCAGATGAGTCTGTAGATTGGTTGTATCCATTAGCTACAATAGTTATCCCGGGATCTGCCAAGAGGCTGGCATTATCTTTCGATGAAGATGCAATCTTGATAACATGCACCCCAGATCCCAAAACTGTTGATTCTGGCAATGTAATACCTATCAAATATTCCTCCAAACCAAGAACATATGCTTCGCTTGCGCCTTTGGTTAGAGCTTTGATAGTAAGCATCATTTCCTTAGGTCCAGTTCCTATAGCTGGAATGAATGCCTTGAAAACAGCTACAGGAGAGGTATTGATATGCTGCTTAAAGTTAACATAGCGAGGAATCAGAGAGTTTGCTTCAAAAACTGTTACATTACGTTCGCGGAATTGGACGGCTTCAGTGTTCATAGCCGCACCAGACCAGAGGCCGGTTTTCTCATACGGGTCAGATCCGCCGCCGAAGTACGGCGTACCTGAAGCCGGGTTGACGACTACAGCGACGCCATTCGCGTAAAGGTCAACGTTCGGACTGTTTGACCAGTTACCCTCACCGAAAATAATTTTTATGTTCTTGCCCAGTGAACCAGCAGCATTGCCCAGACGGAACATTGAACCAACAACCATGATCTGCTGATTGTTATTTTGCGCCTCTGCGAAATATACACCGTCAGGACCGCAGCCACCTTCGATATAGCATTTGTCCACAATGAAGGTATTGACCCCAGCGGCGGTATAGAACTTTATCCGCGGGCCTAACTTCGTTTCGAATGCGCAGCCTGTCCATGAAAGGTTCTGTGTAGGGCCGTATACGGCAACTGAGTGCTTTTGGTTTTCCGACATATACACGTTTCGGAAATTTATATTGTTCACTTCTGAGGTGGGTTCGTTATACCCAATACGGATATGCGCGCCGCTTAAGGTAGTTGACCATGCACGGAATCGGATGTTTTCGAAGACTGAATACCAGCTTCGGTCTATATCAATGCCAAAGTGGAAATTCTCAATAATCATATCCCTGACGCCGCCGAGTTCGGTGTTATACGTGCTTTTGATGCCCTTCATGCTAGAATTATTAGGGTTGCCTACTATATAACCACCGACCACGCGAGCACGAAAACCTGACAGTGAAAACAGATATCCTGTATTAGTGTTCGCTGATGCATCTATGCGTGTCTGGTTATTTTCAAAATAAACCGAAACGCCATCAGGTAAAGCAATGCCATTACCATTGTATTTATAAATCCCATATGGAAAGTATAGGTCTCTGTATACACCAGAGGAAGACTGCGCTGTCAGAGAGGCTACCGCTTTATCGATGGCAACAGTATCATCAGTGACTCCGTCCCCCTTCGCTCCCCATTCTTTTACGCTGAGCATAATGTCAGCATTGAAATCATGTTGCGTTCGGAGGATCGTGTCATTGAAGGGCTGCTTAACACCAATCAGCGAATCGCCAAGACCTTTACTTCCGCTCGATAAATCTGAGCGTAATACAGTATCGCCTACAGACAGCCATTTCCCCGGACCTATCCCTCCAGATGATTGCGGAGTCGAGTTAGCTGGAACCACCTTCGGCCCTGCTGAAAATGAACCAGTCCATTTATAATATGTGTTATCTGCAGTATTAAATAAAACCTCGTTTGGAGTTGAAATAGTAGCTCCTGTCGTAAATGTTACGCCCGATAAAGTCACGTAGCCGAATGATTGCATTACTTGCTGTGAAAGATAATTTATCCCCTCAATCGTGTAATGCTTAGCCCCCAAACGGTCTGTATAAGTCCACCCCATTGAGGTTACAAATTCATCTATTTTAGCACCACCGAATACGTGATCTCGAATATCGGCGCTTGGTACCGGATTTTGAGTTGGATTTGGAACCGGGATATTCAGATATGAATTAGCCATATTGCTCTCTTATAGGCGAAAGCCTCCGAATGAATCAGAGGCCATACTTGATTAGATGATTAGTCGTTCAGATAAATTTCGTTGGAATATTCAACGAGGGAAAGCGTTTGGGTATCGTCACCGTTAGGCTTTGATGATTCAACTCGCCATATCGTAGAGTTAAGTTCATTACTGCTGGCCATAAAGTAGCGCGATGGCGTCTGAACTCGTCTTCCGTCATAAATGTTCAGGTCGAACGCCTCAGCATATGCAGTGAACGCTTGAGGGTTGCCATCAACTGGGTATGCTCGATATCGTCCATGGAAATTGCCAATGCTATCTGTCATTACGACCCACATTTCGCCGGTAAACCGCAAGCGCTCTGAGGTTGAGAATATGTTTCCAGCCCTTCCTTTGAGATATCCTGTCTGCTGCTCGTTATCGTACATATCTGGACACTGAACTACAGCTCCGCGAATAACCTGCGTCGTTTCGAAAACCTTTACTGTCATACTTAGGCGAGACTGCATGAGCCGATTAGCTTCAAGCCATGCCCTATTCCTTGCCTGGGTTATATTTCTGCAACCGGAAAGACTTACTGTCATGGCGTTTTCCGTTTGCGTCGTCACTTCGCTAATTCCAGCCGCATTAACTTGCAGATAGATATATGCCTTCTTGTTTGTGCGAGGATCAACGTAATCGAGTGTTATACCGTCATACCCGTTAGGCAGGCTCATGGAGTAGCCCATCTTGAAGCCATCCCAGAACATATTGCTGCGCCCAAATACGGCAGCAGGAACGGAAACCTTTTCATCTCGCCAAAAGGTCAGAACATCTCCAATCCAGTTAATATCCACTCTGGCTGCGTTACAGATAACCTGAATGCGTTCACCAAGTGACTGCTTGGAGTCAGAAAAGGTGTAATCAAAATATCCAAGCTGATTATCGGTGAGACTGTCCGCGATTGCGTATAAGGTAGGCAGGTCAAGGCGCTTAACATCCTGTTTTGCCACCATCACCCACTCGTGAAGGACTGCATCAGCAAAAGAGCGTGATGCGCGGAGTGTGTAATCAACTGCTCCTGTTGACCGGTTGTATGAGATGACCAGTCGCTGGGCCAGAAGGTTATACTTCCTGTCCTTAATGCCAGATGCGTTCTCTGTCTCCATAACAGTAAGTTTTACCAACGTGTCATCAGGATAAACAACGTTAGTCCTTACGTTTATTGCGTGAGCGGCAAGGATGTAAACCGTGTTGTCATCGGCGGCGTTATTTAACCGCCTCACAGTAAAGGCGTATCTGGCCTTGCCGGCGGCTGGCTTTATCTTGAACGTGTAATACACGTAATCGTAAGCGCCGGTATCTAACCGAGGATATGTCATATCGGCCATAACCTACTTCCAGAAACTCAGTGACATACTTTTTGTTGTTGATGTATTCGAATAGTGATTCCTGAATCAGATCAGGATATGAACGTACCTGCCCGTAGATGTTGGGCCGCCCCTTGTACAAGCGCGCAACGTTAGTCTGTCCTGTAAGGTCGTTATTTGGCGACTCTCCGGTAGCGACTGATGGGGTTTTCTTGATATCGCCGACCAGCGTTTTCTGCAAAGCGGCCAAAGCTTTTTTAGTCAGCTTAATTGGGTTTAGCGCCTCCCATGGAGCTGAAAGCTTTATCAGGTCTTTTATCCCGCCCATGTTTTGAGGCTGGTCGAATACCGATAGATGATCTTCGATGCCGAACTTGTAACCAATTTCGAAGTCATCAGGCAGCTCTTTGCCATTCAGCTTAATCACGACAGAATTGTGAAGCTTCTGGTTGTTTAAGAAATCCACCATGCGCTGGCCTGGCTCAAGACGACCTCGCTGTTTGGGTGCGCCAGGCAAGCGTTGTATTTCAAATGTCGCCATACTTGAGAAACTCCGTCTTTGTGAATGCTCGTTCAAGTAGCGGAAGCGGATCTATTCTTACGCCTTCACCAGGCCCGCGAGAATGCAAGCATCGGTTAACCGCCTGGCCGTTTCAATTGTGAACGCGCCAGCAATGGCAATTCCAACCTTGTTTAATGCGCCCTCGAAACGACCAGCAGACTGAGATGACTTATTAAAACTACCGTCCATCTGGTCAAGACGCTGGTTAACCTTTTGCTGCGCTGCGATGAGTTGAGCAACATCCATTTCGACTTGATAGACAATGTTGCCTAACTGCTTATCTCCGGCCATTTATCAACCTCCGGTCATAAAAACCGCCTCAGCAGTTATCAATTTTTTGAAAAATTTATTAAGGTGTTTAATACCACTTTTAGCATTCGGGAATGCCATGTCTTTCGTAGAGCCATCATCATTACCTCTTGATGACCCAAAATCAGGAGAGTTAGCAAAATCTATGATAATTTCTGAAGCCGAGGAATTGTTCGGATCGCGAGATACTTCATTTTCCATAAATGAAGTAATCCTTTATCACAACAAGACTCCCCGGGTCGTCGTTGCAACGGAGCTCAATAATCTCTGCATTGTTTATCTTAGTGAAGGATCACAAAAAAGATGGGAGTGCTTTATGTACGAGATGGCTCATGAGTCCGTTCATCTACTCAATCCACAACAAATCTCGGCATCTTTTTTAGAGGAGGGTGTTGCAGTTTGGTTTTCGATGATGATGTGTAAGAAGTACTCATATAGCTGCAACAAACCCACAGGTAAGTACAGACAAGCTTATGAGCTTTTATTAAAGATATCCGACGATGTGCCAAGTGTAGTGAGAGTAATTCGAGCAAAATTCCCCAATCTCACTGACCTGAATGCCGCTGATCTTCAGACTACCTTTCCATCATTAACTCCATTAGATGCGAAAAGACTAGTCAGACGCATGGAGTATTAACTAGTTTTCGTCTCTTTTTAGCAAGGTACACCTCAGCAACTTGATCGTACTCTTCGCGAGTAAAGCCTTTCTGCTCAGGGTATTTCGTTGCCAGGAGCATCTGAAACTTGGTCATTGTTAGATTGCCCCAATAAAAAACCGCCCGAAGGCGGCTTGGTTCACTTAACTTGCAGAGCCTTTTCTATGGCATCAGCAAGATTACTTATTTCTTTTGCCACATGCTTCAAGTCATCTTCTGTTCTTGAGTGAGGCGCTGCATTGGCTTGACCAACCGAAGCCTTGGCAATTTCAAGAGCCGCCTCGACAACTGCCACTCTTTTTTGCTGTGGAGTGGTATTCATCCCGCCAACTAAAAGATATTTTTCTAACATGACAACCTCCTTTTCATAAGTAGAGGTTACACATTACATCTAGGATTAGTCTCAGTGAAGCGATTTTAACTCGCGATTTAGGCAGGACTCGCGGCGTGCTAACCGTCGCTCAATGCCTGAGATGTTCATCATCCGGCGCTCTCGCAAATGCGCCTTGTGATGTTTAGTGGTTCACTATGTTTTGAGAACGCTTCTATATAACGGCTTGCCTATCTGTACATCAGGTCGCTCACCGTACAATTATCCCCGGACTATTCCTATAAAAGATGCCTGCCGCTTGCTAAGCTGAATATATCGGCCAGGATTATTTCCATCTTGTTGGTGGAGTGGCTCCTACAAACAAGGTCTGTGAGTCGCAGGGATGAAGACCATACAGACAGGAATGTCTTGCGAGAAAAAGCATCAGGGAAAACAAGTCAACGCTGCGTTAATAATTATAAAAAGAGAAAATATCTATTCTGTCGTCGCCCCAGCCATGGGGCTTTTTTTTACCTCAAGCACTGCTCCCGAACGTACTCCTGTAGGCCATTAAGCTGGCTGGTCACTGTTTCGATTCGCTCTCTGAGGGTGTAACAATCTTATTCAACGAAGTCGGTTATTTCGAAGCTGGCTACATCATCAGGCGCACTCGTAAATGCGCCTTGTGATGAAAGCCGTTGTGAAAGAGGCTCTCACCTCTTCTTAGGCTGCCTGGTCATTAAGATTGTGACCTGCCAGTAATGAGGCGATCCACTGGATACCACGCGGAGTGAACTTGGCCTGAGTGAAGGCATGGCCGTTATTCTGGTTCTCTCCGGTTTTCATAGTGAAGCGACCGGCATCGAGATGCTGAGCATAGGGTGTCAGTTTTCCGGCCAGGCGATACATGATGCCCTGCTCAATCAGGAACAACCGGAAGTCCGTTTCTTTCACCTTGAGCAGTTTCGCTGCTTCGCGGAAGCCCATCGCGCCGGTTGCCTCGACGTAGTGATCAACAAATTCGACTTTAGGCGCGGCAATAGCGAGCTTGCTTTCCAGCTCCGCTTTCTGCTCTGCGAGGTCTGCTGCCAGGCGCAACGCTTCCGGCAGGCTCTGCGGTATTCTCACGGGCTGGCTAAGTTGGGTTTCAAGCTCCTGCCAGCGGTCAACCAGACGGGCGGTAAATTCAGGCGAAAGCTGAGCAACGACAATAATACTGTCACGCTTACCCTGCTCACCTTCAAACACATAAACACTCACTGGGCGGCCTGCCGTGGGCTTTTCCTCAATTTGAGGAGAAGCAATCGTGCCCCGCTCAATAAGGCTTTCTATCGTGCGCTTAACGTTATCGTGCCGCTTTTCTACCAGCTCAGCGATTTCAATGCTGGTCATTACTAATGGATGGTCATTTACTGGATATTGCATAGGTTGGTGCTCCTATAGCGGATAAGCTCGACGTTACCACTCTTGCGCTGCGCGAAAGGACGAAGCAGTGCGAGCAGTTGGCTGCGGAGAATGCGGCGCTGAACAACCGAATGCAGAAACTCATCCAGATTATCAACAATGCCGACAACAGCTACTGCATGTGTGGTGAAGCAATGGAAACCCACGCACATGGCGGCTGTGGACACCCAACAGGCATGTTTGATTACCACTACAACGCATGGCTTGAAGCTGACACCGAAACCCCCGCCACCGACGCATTCCTGCGCGAAGTAAGGGCTCAAGGGGTTGAAGCGTTTGCCGACAGCAAATACTGCCAGGAGGAAAGCCAGTCCGGCGCTTATGAGTTCGCGGCCGAGCTGCGTCAAGGCGGTGCCGCATGAAAGCAATTTCCATCCGTCAGCCGTGGGCCTGGCTCATCGTCAACGGCTTTAAGGACATCGAAAACCGCAGCTGGCGCACGAAGTATCGCGGGCCGGTACTCATCCATGCTTCCCAGGGCATGACTCGCAGCGAATACAACAATGCTGTGAGCTACGCGGCAGAAATCGATCGTGGGCTACCGTACCTAATTCCGTCGTTTGAGAAGATTGAGCGAGGTGGAATTGTGGGTGTTGCGAAAGTTGCCAGCTGCGTCGATTGGCACGCATCGCCCTGGTACATGGGTGAGAAGGGTTTCGTCCTGAACGATGCTAAGCCTCTGCCGTTCTACCCGATGAAAGGGAAGCTGAGCTTCTTTGAAACCGGCCTGACGCCCGAAGACCTTAAAGGCGGCGCTGCATGACCGATCTAGCGAAAATTAAAACAACGAATCAGGTGGCAATGAAATACCAGCGCTTAACCGTGAAGGCAAGAGTAAATGAAACACAGGGCTGCCACTGAGCAAAGAGCGGGAGAAGCAGTGCCGTTGGTAGAAACTGGTGCCGGTAGCTATGGCAGCCATTGGGCTGGCGAAGCGATGATTTTTGATCAGAATCCCAATTCTGTTTTTAAGCATGGCTAAGTGATGCGATCATGATAAAGTTTTTAAAAGCACATCCTTGGTGCTTTCTGTGTATGCCTTTTATGGAGTAATTTAATATGTCAGAATCGATCAATAAAGGTAAAAACCCTCTCCCACAATATAAAAATGACAGTCTTAACCCACCTCCTCCAAAGGTTCTTGTCAGGCCTGCGCCACCTCCTACCCCACCCAAACCCTCAAAAAAATAATCTAAGGAAACGCTATGGAGGCTGTAAGCGGAGACCTCTTCAATATATTAAAACTGCTATTGCCAGGTTTCTTGGCTGCCTGGGTTTTTCACGCATTTACGGCTTACCCTAAACCCTCTCAATTTGAGAGGGTTATACAAGCCTTAATCTTTACTGTTTTCGTTCAAGCTTCATTATTTGCTATTGAGCCTTTACTTAAACTGGCGGGGAAAATATATAGTTTTGGACCTTGGGATGCGGATGTGAAAACATTCTGGTCTTATATAAGTGCAGTGGCTATAGGGGTAACATTTAGCACATTAGCTAATAATGATAAGTTTCATAGCCTTATGAGAATGGTGAATGTTACGAAGCAGACGTCTTACCATAGCGAATGGTTTGGAACATTTAACAATAACATTACTCATGTCATACTGCATCTTACAGACGACAGAAGGGTTTTTGGATGGCCGGAAGAATGGCCAGCAGACCCTGAAAAAGGTCAATTTATACTTCGTAACCCATCATGGGTTACAGAAAAAGGCTATGAGGATATGCCCACGGTAAAGTTTATTATGTTTAAAGCATCAGATATTAAATGGGTTGAATTTATGCAAGATAATCCAGAGGTAATATATGTCGAGAAAAATCCCAACCCCCCCACCATACAAAACTCCGGGACATGATGGTGTCAGGGGCGGTAAAAATCCGCCACCGCCGATTATTTATGAACGACCAGCACCACCACCATCCCCGCCTTCCCCAGGAAAAAAATAATTAGCAAGCCCCGCATTGCGGGGTTTTTACGGAAAAATATCATTAGTTAATTTTGCACGATATCGCAGATGTAAATTTTATTAGAAGCAATAACTTATGCATATAACATTGTCTAAATCCGCAGCCGAGCGCACCAAGAATTGACAGCCAGCCCACCTCAATTTACTGTATATAAATACAGTTATTTTGAGGTGTGTCATGAGCAAGGATTCGGACTATCTGATTATCTACAGGGGCGAGATACATCACAGCATTACGCCAGGGCGGTGGGTGCTGATTCAGCGTGCCAAGGAATACGGTGGCGGATGGTGGCTACCGGATTTGTAAGTCAGACTGCATTGCGGCGCTAAAGTCTACGCGACACAATAGCAACGTGAATGCGGTTGAGATGCAGAGGAACAAAGCATGTCAATCAAACTACGCGGCGACACATGGCACTGCGACTTCGTCGCGCCAAACGGCAGCCGAATTAGACGGTCTCTTGAAACAACGGACAAAAGGCAGGCGCAGGAGCTTCACGATAGTCTGAAGGCGGAAGCATGGCGAGTCGAAAAGATGGGGGAGTCGCCGAAGAAGACTTTCGATGAGGCCTGCGTAAGGTGGCCAAGAGAGAAGGAGGAGAAGAAAAGCCTGGACGATGATAAGAGCATTATCGGCTTCTGGATGATGCACTTCGGCGGCAGCCTGCTATCTGATATCACGGCCGGAAAAATAATGGAGGCGGTAGACGGGATGGAAAACCGCCGCCACAGACTTAACTGGGAAATGACCCGTGACAGATGCGTGAGGCTTGGCAAGCCTGTTCCTGAATATACCAAAAAGCTGGCGTCCAGAGGAACCCGGACCCGGCACCTGGCAATACTCAGGGCCATTCTAAATATGGCTGTTGAATGGCACTGGCTGGATAAAGCCCCGAAGATATCTACGCCACGCGTGAAGAACGGACGCATTCGCTGGCTAACAGAGGAAGAATCAAAGCGCCTTTTTGCTGAGATAGCGCCTCACTTCTTCCCTGTTGTTGTTTTTGCTGTCACCACTGGCCTTCGTCGGTCGAATGTTACAAACCTCGAATGGTCACAGGTAGACCTTGAGAAAAGAATGGCATGGATGCATCCAGGCGAGACTAAGGCGGGTAACGCAATCGGTGTGCCATTGAACGAAACTGCATGCCAGATACTAGCGAAACAGCAGGGAAAGCATAAAAGATGGGTTTTCGTGCACACGACACCGGCTTACAGGAATGACGGCACGAAAACAGCCGCAGTAAGGAAAATGCGAACGGACAGTAATAAGGCATGGAGGGGAGCGCTTAAGCGGGCAGACATAAGTAACTTCCGTTTCCATGACCTGAGGCATACCTGGGCCAGCTGGCTAGTTCAGTCTGGAGTTTCACTGCTGGCGCTAAAAGAAATGGGCGGATGGGAAACGCTGGAAATGGTACAGCGATACGCCCACCTTTCGGCCGGTCACCTTAGCGAACACGCGAGCAAAATTGACACGATTTTGAATCGCAATGTCACAAATATGGCACAAGAGGAGAACGTGATTTATATGAACAGGAGATAA